GCCCGAGGCCTCCGCTGGTGGCTGGCAAAGCACGGGGCTGACTCGCCTCCGCTTGGGGCAGTACGGCGCCCAACCGCGTGACCTACGCCGCGACCTCTCCCCGTTCGACCGCCTGTCGATGGTCCGTAAGTGTCGCTGGGCTGAACGCAACAGCGGGCTGTTCAATCAAATCCTGAACGACCTCACGCTCTACACCGTGGGCGACGGCATCAAGCACCAGTCCCACGCGTCGACGCCTGAGGCTCGTGAAGCCTATAATGATTACTTTAATGAGTGGGCTAAAAAGTGTGATATCACCGGCCGCTTTTCGTTTAACCAGGTTCAGAACATCCTTCTCCGCGGTATGCTCCGTGACGGCGACTCCTTTGCCGTAAAGACCCGCAACGGTTTTGACGTGCCCAAGCTGCAGATCATGGAGTCGCACCGAGTCGGTGACCCATTGTCCCCAGACGTATGCCCGCCCGGTATGCATGACGGAGTGCAGTTCGGTTTATACGGTCAGCTAGAAGGCTTCTCAATTTACCGATCTGACGGCTCTGCCCGCTACGTTATCTCAAACGCAGTGATGCACGTCGTCGACCAGGAGTGGGCCAGCGGAGCCCGTGGCATCCCTATCCTTCAGAGCGCCGTCAACTCGGTGCAGGACGATATGGACGTGCGTCTCCTCGAAATCCTTGCCATGAAGGACCACGGCGACGTCACCCGCGTCCTTAAAAAGACAGGTGGTTTTATGCCGACCGACATGGGTGCCGAACTCGGTCAGTCTACGCCTTTGACGCAGGGCCAGCAGTACGCGTCGATGGGTGGCAAAATCCTTGCCCTCGAGCCCGGTGAAGACCTCCAGCTGCTAGCCTCTAACCGCGGCAGTCAGGCTATCGGCTTCCTGCAAGAACTCGAGCGCGACATCGTTAGGGTCCTACCCTACGAATTCGTTTCAGATCCCTCGAAGCTTTCGGGGACCTCTGTTCGTTTGGTAACCGCCAAGGCCGGGCGAGTCTTTGGCAAGTACCAGTCGGTCATTATCACGACCCTCTGTCAGCCGACTTGGGGCTACGTCATCGGTCAGGCCATCGCGAACGGCGAACTACCCGACGATGAGTCTTGGACCGAAGTCTCGTGGACGACCCCGAAGAGCGTTACGGTGGACGGTGGACGCGACTCGGCTAACGACCGCGACGACCTCCGCATCGGCCTTCTTTCCTTCTCTGAAATCTACAACCAGCGCGGGATGAACTTTGAGGAAGAGGCTGAAATCAAAGCCCAGAACGTCCGCTATCTCTTGGACCTCTCCAAGACCTACGGCGTCCCCTTCGAGACCCTGTCCAATCTGCTAATCAACACCGCTCCTGGTACTGTCGAGCAAACATCCTCCACCCCTCAGCCTGACGCTGAGACCGAGACATCTTCCTAATTCTATGCGTTTTCTTCTTAACGGTTTATCGGGTCGCGAAGCTCTCCTCATCGACCCTGCCAAGGCTAACGATCACCGCGTCCTTGCGGAGAAGTTCGGCTTCACGGATATGCTGGCCCAGCTCTTCGGCGAAGTCCCGAAGGCCTACATCGCCGAGGACGGCACGGGCGTCATTCCGATTGCCGGCGTGATTGGCAAAAGCCTCTCGCCCCTCGAGAAGATGACCGGGGCCGTGGACGTCTCTGACATCGCCGACACTATCGACGAGTATGCGATGAACCCGCAAGTGACCCGCATCGCCTTCCAAGTCTCATCCCCTGGCGGGACGGTGACGGGCGTTGAGGAACTCGCCAACAAGGTCCGCAATATCGCCAAGCCGACGATGGCATACTCGGACACCGAAGTCGCCTCAGCCGCATTCTGGATTGCAGCCGCTTCAGATAAACTGGTCGTCAGTCCCTCTTCCACCGTGGGTTCCGTGGGCGTCTACATGGTCGTCGCCGACTACTCTGAAGCCGCCAAGGCCGAAGGCATCAAGATGATCGTCATCAAGGCTGGTCAGCACAAGGCCATCGGCGTACCCGGTGCCGAAGTGACCGACGCCCATCAGGCCCACCTTCAGGAAGGGGTCGACGAAATCCACGCCGACTTCAAGGCCGCCGTCCTCAAGACGCGTAAGATGGTCAAGGCCGAGGACATGGAAGGCCAAGTCTTCTCTGGCAAGCAAGCCGCCCAGCGCGGTCTCGTGACTGGCCTTGCGGACTCTTTCAATGAAGCGGTCGCCATGTGGGCTGAGAACAGCATCGCCCCTGCCCCTGCCGTCCCTGCTAAGAAAAAGTAATGGCTATCGACGTTCCCGACTACGTCAGCGCTGCCGCCGCCCGTGGCCTTCAATGGCATAAGGACGGACTGTCAGGCGACGGCGTGACCGACCAGACGCTCGCGGAAGCCCGCGACATGGCTAACGGTTCTGTGTCCGAAGACAAAGTTCGCCGCATGGGTCCGTGGTTTAGCCGGCACCGTCCCGACATGGACGCCCCTAAGAACGACCCCGACTCCGAGGACTTCCCTGGAGCGGGTGCCGTGGCTTGGGCTCTATGGGGTGGACCGACCTCGGGCGACATCATGCGGACCGCCGACTGGGCTGAAGCCAAGGTCAAGCAGCTCGACGAAGAGTCTGCCGTTTCCACTATCCGCAATTACAAGATGACTATCGAAGACCAACTCTCGACCGCCGACCTTCTCGCCCAGGCATTAACTGCCGAACGCGACGACCTCCGTGCGACCGTTGAGAAATTGACCGTAGGCGCCGTGGACGAACTGACTGCCATCAAGGCCGACCTCGTCACCAAGGAAGCCTCTCTCTCTGCTCTCGGTGTCTCACTCGAAAAGGCTGTCGCCGAGCGTGACGCCTTCGCCGCTAAGATCGCGGAACTCGAAAGCACCAAGGTCTCGGCCTCCAAGGAAGCCGCTAAGATTGCCGCCTCCGTGGGCGTCGAACCGACCGCCATCATCCCCGGCTCCGACAACGTCGCCGCCAAGGTGGACGCTCTCGCTACTTTCAATTCCCTGACTGACCCAGTTGCTAAGGCCGACTTCTTCGCGAAGAACGCTCAAGCCATCTACGCGTCAATCAAGGTCTAATTTTTCTCTCACCCTAATCTCCTAATATACTACTATGGCAAATTCCATCGCAGCTGCTCCAGCAGTTCTCGCCCAGGGCGTCATCAAGGCCCTCGCTAACAAACTCCCGATGCTCTCGGGTTTCTCCACCGTTTTCACCTCGTCCATCCAGGGCGCCGGCAAGACCATTCAGGTTCCCCTGATCGGCACGTCGACCGCTACTGAGTTCTCGACTGGTGGCTACCTCACCCAGGACGACGCCACGGTCACCTCGACCAGCGTTACCCTCAAGCACTTTAAGGTCTCCAGCCGCTTCTCGCCTCTGGACATCCGCGAGTACGGCGTGGGCTTCTTCGCCAACAACTTCGTCGAGACGGCTGCTATCGCCCTCTCCCAGAAGTGCATGACGGAAATCAACAGCCTCGTCACCGCCGCTAACTACAGCTCCAACACCGTCACTGGCGTTGCTCTCGGTTACGCTGAAGTGGTCGCCGCTCAGAAGACCCTCGACGACGCCAAGGCCCCAGACAAGCGTGCCCTCGTCCTTAACAACACCTACATCTCCGACCTCCGCTCGGATGCCTCTATCATCGCTGCCTTCCAGCTCGGTGCTAACGTCATCTCGACTGGCTCCCTCGGTACGATTGCCGGCGCTCAGGTCTACCAGTTCTCGAACCTCTCGGGCAACTCCGAGAACCTTTCTGGATTTTTGTGCGGAGCCGACGCTATCGCTTGCGCGACTGCCCTCCCCTTCAATGAAATCCCGGGTGCTGATGTGTCTCAGGCCACCGACCCAGCAACGGGTCTCTCGGTCCAGGTCATGATCATCCAGGAGCAGTCTGGTTTCCTCAACGTCACCGCGACCTTGCTCTTCGGCACGGCTGTCGGTCGTTCGACGAGCCTCCGTCGCCTCCTGAGCGCGTAAGCGACGCGGCTCTAGCCGCATAAACGAGACCCCCTTGGCTAACCCCTTGGGGGTCTTTTGTTTTACCCTATTGCCAACTGTCGCAATGTTATGAGCCTATACGGGACCGAGTTCTTGAACGACGCGAAGGAGGTCACAGCCGATTTCGGCGTGGCTGGTTCTGCCAACTCTGGGGCCATCACCTTCCAATGCCTCATCTCTGACCCTGCCGTCCAGACCGTCCTCGAAGCGGGGGGGTATGTAGAGAAGACCCAGTACACGGTTAGGGTACCCGCTGTAACAGCCGCCTGGAGCCTCCCAGACGGGTCTAATGGGTCATCGGCGGCCCTGCTCTCGGCTGGTGTCCCCATCGCCTCCCTAGCCCAAGGGAAGAAAATCGTAGCCGGCGGGAAGACCGTCCGCATCACGACCCAGACCCACAAGCCCGCGTCGGCTTGGATCACGCTCCTCGTCATCGACGACAACCAGTAAGCGCCGTGGTCAAGGTCACGCTCACGCCCGCCAGTCAAGCCGCCTTCGTGGACGCTATCCAGAAGTTTGCCGCGGCGAGTAAGCAGACCATCCGAGACGCGACGCTCGAGCAAGCCGCCTTAGCCTGTCAGGACGCCGCCAACTTTACCCCTCCCCTGACCAAGGGCGGTGGGGGTGGTCTGTCTAAGAACGCCAAGGCTGCCGGGGAGAAAGCCGTTGACCGAGACGTTGGCAAGGTGGTCGTACCGCTAACAGGTGGTAGTGCCGGCACACAGGCGACCCGCGTCATTAAACGCCTCGGCTCCTTAGCCCTTAACAATAACCAAGGACTGTTCTGGAAGGTGGCCTCGACCCAGTCCTCTATCATCGCCGCGAACTCCTTTGTGGCTCGTATGCTCTCCCCTCAGTACAAGGGGTTCGGGACGACCGAGGGTTTCAATCGGGCTAAGAACTACTTCAACCGTATCGGCAACCGCGTGGCCTCTCAGTCTCTCAGCTCGGACGGGGCTCCCCTCGAAGGGACGGCTGCCATCGACGGAGTCTTTCGTCCTGTCTATCAGCGCAACAACGGGCGACTCTGGAAGAACGGTCGCAACGTGAGCGGCATCCGCTCCTTTGACAAGCGGGTCGTCGAGCGTAAGGCCGACTTTGAAACCTTTATCGCCCAACGCCAGGACAGCGTCGGTGCCATTAAGTCGGGCTGGTACAAAGCCCTGATGTCCCTACCCCGCCCGGTCATTAACGGCGTTGAGAAGAACGCGGGTGCTGCCCTCCGCGGCGCCGGCTGGATTACCAAGCACAGTTCCGTTGCCGGGCAGAGCGTCACCCAATTCTCTGACAAGTTAGCCGATGTCACTATCCGCAACCTCTCAGGCAACATCTTTGGCATCGCCGACCAAGCGGGCGTCCTCGGCCTAGTCTACGCCAACCGCGTCAAGCAAATGCCCGCTAAAATCCGCAACCTCATCGACAAGGACACCGCCAAGTTTAACCGCAAATAACCCATGCCCGCCTCCATCCGTCACATCGTCGAGTATACGCTCGCGACCTACCTCTCGACCCAGACTGGGCTTACCACGGTGTCCTTCCTCACGGGGGACAACGCCGCGACCCAGACCCTGCCCAAGGCCGTCGTCCTTTGCGACTCTGCCCGACCCCCTGCCAGCCTCCCAGACGGCGAGGGGAACTACGACTGCTCGGTCCGCATCACCCTGTTCTCTAACGCCGACGACACGACCCTAGCCGATCACCGCACCCGGTGTGCCGCCCTGGTCGGGAATATGCGTGACCTAGTCAGCATTAAGGCCGCCTTTGTCTCGGGCGGTGATGCGACTTGCTACGACGTGGCCATCGTTTCCGAAGACGAGGGGATTGACGAGCGCAGCTGGGCGACCTCCTTTGCCTTCTCGGTCATCACGGTCCTAGCCCCGTAAGGTTTCCAACCCTTGCAAAAGTAATCATGGCTGCCGTATCTACTGGAACTACTTGCCTCTTTGGTGTCGCGGGGACGGTCACCAACCTTTT